TTGATAATAAAAATTATCTTGAAGAATGCCCATTTGGCTTAACAGTGATTTTTTACTTCTATAAAACCCAGTTCCAGTAAACAAATAACCAGTAACATAACGTATTCTGCAATCATAAAGTCTGTCAATACTTTCAGTTTTGGGATTAGGCTTACCTGTAAATTGCGTGCCATATCCATTTACATTTAATCCCCAATTAAATCCCGGATCTAATATTTGTATTTCTTCTATTTCGCCCTTTTCGCTCACTTTACTAATTTGGGCTTCAAATCCTGCTCCAAAATCTTTGTGCTTTAAATATTGATCAGGTAAATCTATTCTTTCTGGATCTACAATTGATCCATAAAGTGGAGTGCATCCATCTTCTGTTATTGCTTCCACAGTTTCACCACCATTACACAATAACCAAAGAGCAGTCCCTGCTTTAACCAAAGTAATTTCCATTCCAACTTTAAAATCATATATTGGATAACCAAAAGAATCCGGGCATTTATAAAGATAGTAATCTATTATCATAGAATACAAATCGATACTATATTCCTCTATTACTCCAAATACATTTTTGCTATAGTAAACTTTAGAACTATTTAAATTTCCAGTTACATTTATTAAATTTAAAGTGGTTATTGGATTACTTGCATAGTAAAATGTATACGTATCTTCTATTATAGCAGAAAATGTCTTTGAACCATTTTCATCTAAAACATAAAGTTCGGTGCCAATTAGTAAAGCAGCATCTTCTTCATTTAAATTTTTTGCTCTTATAAATTTTGGAACTACCCATTGTGCTTCAGATGCTTTTAATAATTTTTCTCTAGGATACGTAAAAGTTATTTCCGTATCAAACATCACTCTAAACAAAAATCTAAAAGAATCTTCTGTTCCTTTTTTGGAATAAAAGTCTTTTATTCTTTTTAATACTTTTGTAACATCCGGAGCATTTCCGGTTTCTCTATCTATTGAAAATTGTTTTGGAAATGTGCTTAAATATGTTTCTTGAAAACGATCAACTAATTCCGGAGGTATTGTGTCAACATCAAAATATTGTTCTAATGTGTGTGGAATTAAATTTACATTTTTTGTAGATTCCAACCAAATGTAATAATACTTGATAAAATCAACAAAAGTTTGATAATCTTGTTCCAAAAAATCTGGTATGCTTGAACTTACAACAGAAGATAGTTTATTTTTTAGTTCTAAAGTTATTGGTTTTGTAGATACAGATATTGTTTTTCTTGTCTCTAATATCTCTTTATTGTATTTGTTTTTAACATAGCAAGTTAGAATGTATTCACCTTCAGGTAATTGAATTTGAAATACATCTATACGTGCAGTCTTTTCAATTACTTGATTGTTGACTTCAAAAACAACTTTAGAAAATACACCACTGGTGTCTCTTACTTCATAGTTTATAGTAATGACATCAGAAAAAACGATGTCGTTATTTATTGGTGTTTTTAGTAGTAATTCTATCATTTAATTGGTTTTCTAAATGCGCTTTCTACTAGATTTATTACAACTGAATTTACATCTGCTTGATCAATACTTAATATAGTATCTGGGTTTACAAATACATCAGAATCATAAACATTTGCAAAGAATTTTATTATTGAATTTGTAGAACTAAGTGGTTTAAAATTATTTAATTGCAATTTGCCTGTTGTGTAATCTACAGTTCCAATTGCTTCTGGTAAATTACCAGACAAACTTAAATCAATATTTTGCAAAGCACCTAAAGAGTACTCTTTTCCTTCTTGCACAAATGAAATGTACAAATTACCAATACCATCATCGTATATTCTACACGAACGAATTACATTTTTATAATCAAGACAATTAAACAACGAAGATTGAATATTTGGTTTTTCTATAGAATCACTTCTTACCAATCTGTTTTGTAATTTTATTGTGTAATTTTGTTTTATGTTATAAACTGGAGCTAAACGATATTCTAATTGCGGTGTTATTGTTGCACTTAAAATGGAACTATCGATATCCAAAATAGTTCTTTCCAATTCATTTGAAATTAAATCAGCATCAAAAACATCTAAATTGTCTATGATGTAATTGTTTATTGCTGTTTTAATTTTAGTTTTAAGTTGCTCTATAGAACCTTTATTTTTAATTATGTCAATTTTCGCATCGCAATTAATTATTAAGTAAATGATGTTTGGGTCCACAATCTCAGGAATTATACCAACAACAGATCTGTCTCTAGATAATCCCTTTAGAATTGTATTTTTTTCGGTTTGGGTTAAAGCGGCCCGGTTTTCTGGTTTTATAGCAATAAAAACTTTACCATAAAATGGTGGATCATTTTCTTCTCCACCCCAACACTTTATTGATTTAATGAAACCAAAATCTTTTTGTAGTAAAACAGAATAATCGTTTGCAGTTACTGCTCTTTCTTGTGCTGTAAATGCCTTTGGTGCTTTATATTTAATAGATTGTATTGTTTCTCTTTCAGAACCACCAAATGAGGGTGTTACTACGGCTATAGTGGCATCACTTAAAGCAGGAGATGTGAACACTCTAGAAAGAACGTCATCATTAATACCAATACCATTTGCTTCAGAACCAGAACTTTCTAAGAATGTAATTGTAACTAAGTTACCTTCTGTTAATCTTTTTCCTATTACTCCATCTCCAAAGTATATTCTATAATACTCATCAGGTCCTTCTTCTAGGAAATAAACATTAGAGTTACCATCTATTTCTGTAATATTTGATGCTTCACTCCAGACATCAGAAGAACCCGAAGCATCCGTTACACTTCTTTGTACTGTTACAGTTATTGTGCTTACGTCTACTTTTGTGCTTCTTAGTGTTATTTTTTTGAAAGGATTGGAACCATCAATTACATAATTGACTGTACGCAATATTCCTTCTTTTAAATTAATTGCACCTGTTGAAAATGTTGTTACTGTGCCATCCTCAGCCTTTTCGGCTTCGGTGAATAGAGCGTCATTTAAATTATAAAAATAGTAAACAGAAGTGTCTTTATTTACTTTAAACGCAGTATATTTTTCCAAAACATAACTATCCAACATTCCATTACTTGCGGGGCGACTAACTTCTACTGAGCATGTTGCTGAAGTTGTTGAAGTTGGAGTATATCCTAAATTTTTTGCAATAGAAACAACTGATGATCTTTTTTGCGCTGTATCCAAAAAGGCTTCATTAAATGTTATATTGTTGTATAATGATTGATAATGTGTGTTGTATGCTAAAATATCTAAAAGAATGTTTAGAGTAGAACCCTCAAAATTATAGCCATTAAACTTGTCTTGTGTTTTTAAGAATGATATTAAATTTTGTTTAATATCATTATAATCTAATTTTGAAAAATCTGGGTTCATCTGATCCTCTCAAGATTTATTTGTAGACTCTGTGGAGTGCTTTGATCTTCATTTCTTAAAGTAAAAGTTATGTCTATTTGCAGCAAATTTTTGTCGTCAAAGTTTTGTACTTCTACCTTTTGCAATAATGCTCGTGTTTCATATTTCGAAATTATATATTCTACTTTTTTTGTAATAATATCAGATAAAATTGCATCTGGGAAATTTTCAAACAATACCTCATTTAATCCCACATCTATTAGTGGATCAAATGGTTTATCAAACTTTTTCAAAAACATCAAATTACGCAAACTTTGCTTTACTGCATCCAGATCCTTTTTAACGGATATATCACCAGTTATTGGGTTGCTGGTAAAATCGTTACTTAAATCTGTTATTTTGATTTTTGCCATTAGTGTTTAATCAGTAAAGTATTTAAGATTCGTATGTCTTTTTTAAGAAAATTTAGAACAAAATCAGCATTTATTTGTTCTGCATGATTCCAAGAACACCATTCAGCACAAATATAACCATATGGAGATAGACTGGTATCTTTCTTTAAAGGAACTAATACAAATGCAATTGTATTTCGTGCTTCCATAAATCCTTTAAAATGACTATCTGTTAATGTATTTGTAAAAATTATTCTGGCTTCATCTTCTTGTAATATTTTAAGTTTTTCTATAAATCTAGTCAACAATACTCCTTGTTGTTGATCTATGGTTTGTTCTACACCCAAAGAGCAAGATTCATGTGTTATGGAAAACTTTAATATGCTTTCCCCGCTAAAGAAATCACCACCATTATGAAATTGTGCAATATATGCTCTTGCACAGTCTAATTGTATTCTCACCTCGGTTAAAACTTCATTTACTTGTGTGTGTAACTTTGTAAAATCTGTGCCATTGTTGGAAAACAATGTATGTTTTTTATTTTTTGTATTTTTTAATAACTTTAGTAATGCAAAACTAATTCCCATAGCAAAGGATATGATGGAAACACCAGCAGCATACCACATTTCAGGACTGATTGATTTGAATATTGAAAACATAAGAATATCCCAGTAAAGTGCGTGCCTCTATTTATGAATTTTTGGCGCCAGTTGGTGTCCATTCTTTCTTGTTATTTTTCATAAATGATTCTGTTTCCGATGGTTTAGCAGTTTCGTACTGACTTGGATTATCCAAATTAATTGGTTTTGGATCTGGTGAGAATGGTGGTGCTTTTTTGTCGTCTGGTTTGTATAACAATGGAGTTTTTAGAGTTACATCTTTAGGTGTTTTTAGCTCTATTTTATCCGTTGCAGATCTTAATACTGTAAATTTTTCACCTATTATTTCTAGACTATTTCCAGAATACAATCTAAATTTACCAGTATATTCTGCACCAAATATGTCCATGCTCTTTTTTGCTTTAATTGTAATTTCCGAAAGTCCATCAATTTGTATACTTGCGGTTGATGCTAACCACCAATTACCACCAGTTTTAGTAACAAAAGAACCATAAATTGATTTTTCTTGAGATTGTAACTCTTGTTTTTTGTGTTGTCCTTTTTCGTTAATATTACCATTGACTTCGGTTATTTGATTTCCGCCGACATAAGTTCTTTTATCCCCCAACAAATATTCGCCCAAATAGCCTGAAGAGTTTGACAGATACTTTTGATCAAATTCCCCATCAATTCTTTCATCCCTGTTCCCTCCTATTTCGTTAACTACATCGCCTGCAACCACAACGTGCATATGACCACCAACTTCTAAATTGTAATCGCCGGCAACGGTGTGGTTATAATTTCCTTTGTCTTGACGTATATTTACGTCACCTTTGTTCAAACGAATATTTGCGTCACCTTCAACCAAAGAAACATTCATATTTCCTTTATGAATATAAATGTTTACATTTGCATTTCCCGCTACATGAATATCAAAATTTACATTTTCTTCTTTACTGTTTTCTTCTTCGTCATCATTTATAAGAATCTTTAATCCCTTATCAACGGTTACGCTAGAATATCCACCCAAGTGAACATATTGGTCTCGAAAAACATGAAAATAACTATCTCTCACATGCTGCTCTACGAAATCACCATTAGGATAAACTTCTAAATTTGTACCAGAACGATGAAAAACGGATAGTCTTTCGCTACCGGGAGTATCATCGGTTTCGAATACGTGGCCGCTTTCAGTTTGATATGTTTTATTAAATGGATATATTGATACTGGTTTAAATTCTTTGCTTTTCTTTTCTTGATTTGGGTATAAATCTTTACCTTCTATTTCTTCGCCTTGTTTCCTGCCGTGTTCAGTTTCTGGTTGAGTCCATTGTTTATTCGATTGCGTTACTTGTTCGTCGTCGTTTTTCTTTTGTTTTTCTTTTTGTATTTCTTCTTTTGTTTTTGCTGGTGCAGCCGATGCTTGCGCTTGGGATGAACTACCAGTAACTC